CTATGACATAAGATACCACGTATATTTTCACTGCCGTGCTTGTGATCTAGGCAATCCCTCTTCTCATCAAAACTAACCCCACATATTGCACATTTATTTCCTTGTTGGTTCCTAAGATAATCATATCGCGCGTATAGTATCCTTCCATCTTTTCCACTAAGTGTTTTAAAATGCCTTCCCCTGTCTGGAAAGATCTTATGGAATCTTAGTATTTTACCAACCTTATCTTTTCTGATCCCTACAATTTTTGCAATATCACATTTATACTTGTGTTCCTCAAATAATGTGATGACTAATTCATCTTTTTCTCTGTTCATAAAATAATTGCCACCTCGATCAAGCCCGAATAATATCTTATCTATGGTTGGTCTTGATAATCCGGTTTTTATTGCTATTTCAGATTTCCTATAGTGCTCCTTTTGATATAGGTCGCGTACCTTATCAATCAATTCTTTCCTTACCCTGAACGGTCTCATGTTTACTCCTTTACATAATTGTACCATATATTTTACAAAATAGACATATTTATGGCTAATTGTAGACGGTAGTGATCTTCCCGATAACTAGTAATATATGATCGCTTGGCGGCTCTATTTACCGATAATCAGCATTTTGTTACTAATTATTTTTCATTTGTATTATTCATAATATGATAATACCTTAATACGGGTATTATCCTTATAAAAAAAATATATCTCACTTTATTGAAAAAGTGATACACAAAAAGTATTATGTCCCATAAGTGAGATTCAAAGTGTAAATAAAATCACCATTATTTACAATTCGCGCCAATCTTGGTAATTGCATTGCACTTTATTATCAATCCTGATAACCTACAGTAATCGGTCAACAGGTGAACCATTTATCGCGGAGATAATATTTACTTCTTGACAATTGTATTTACTCGTGCTATATTAACTAAATAATGAGGCATTAACTATGAGTAAAGTACCTGTTTCATTTCGATTCACAAAACAATCAATAAAAAATCTCAAGGAACGTGCCACAGAAGAACACCGCTCCATGAGTGCGCATCTTGAGTATCTGATCGAGCAGGATGCCAAATATGCTCGAATCCCAGTCCTGCGCGTTGACGACATCAGCCAGGTGCGATATTCAGATGCTCCGGCTGACAAGGAGGACTGAATGATAACCTGCCACGCTACCTCAGTTTGGTACGACAAGTCCAAATGGATGGGGTACGTCATTGATGATGACGGAAATATGACTGCCTCACAAATCAAGCGCGATACGAAAGAATCTGCCCTGCTGGACGCCGAACGAATGAAAGAAGAGTTAGAACATGGGCAGCGATAGGAGGAAAGATGGAAAGAGTTGATGGCAAACGCATGGTCGCCGTTTTGAAAGAAAATCCATACCATTGCCCGAAATGTGGTACCGGTTTGGAGGAAGATGATTTCCCCGTTACGGTTTTCGCCGAAAACGGCGGGATGTGGCATGACGCGGAAACGCATTATTTTTGTCCGGTCTGCAATATCGAATGGTATCCGCATCAAATCCCAGGGCATCCTCAGTATGACGAAAGTTCCAACATTTTTGAGGCGGAACAATGATGATCCGCAGGCAATTCCCGAGCGACCATTGGTGCGGGTGCTGTCCGAACTGCTGCAGTTTCGACCACGAGTTTGTTTCTGCTCATTCGGAAGCGTTTTCAACGATCTATGAATACGAGTGCAATTATTGCGGCGCTCATTGGGAAGTTGAATGTAAAAACAAAGTGGAAAGCGTGAAAGTTTCAGCATAGCCAAAAAATAACATCATTCAAGTTATTTTGGTGATAAATGGATAAAAAATCGTGGAAAAGTGATCGAAAAATGGACGAAAAACCGACAAAACTCCAACAACCGCTCGGACACTTTACAGCCTCGAAAGTCGACGAAGCTGTAATGGCGAACAGCCAGGCGAAAATGTATCTGTCGCGGGCGCTGGTCGATCACCTCTCGGAATCGGAAATGGTGCGGCTAATAGGGCTGGCGCTGGTTGAGATCGGCAATAGCGACCAGGCACTAATGGATGCCAGACTGGCAGGGAAATGAACACGTCTTACAGTGCATATTTGAAGATGAAAGAATGTGCTGCCATTATCGGCGAAGAATCCGTTGAGGATTATTTTGAAAGGGGATTTCCGAAAACGGGTTGGCCGCTGACCTGGCCGAATATTCTGGATTTTTATACCGAGTTGTTATCTCATCTCATAGAGAAAAAGAAATGGAAGAATTGATGGACATCTTATTTTGCACAATAGTTTTTCTGGCTTTGATGTACGCAACCATGCGATGGGGCATCCCTGCCGATTATGACGACAGGGACGATGAAGAAAAAGAGTAGCACTTTTACATGGCAATGACTGGTGTCATCGAAAACTATCGGTAATAGATGCGAAATATCCGAACCAGTTTTGCGAAATGCAGCGGCATGGTGGGAACATGCTGGCCGGATAGACTGGGTAATCCAGACAACCATATACCAAATCGGGTTCAAATCCCGACTGCATTTATAGCTTAGCTCCACTAAGCGATAAAAAAGAAGGAGGAAGAAATGGAAAACCAATTAGTTACTGTGATGGATGATTCCGCCATCGAGCAAGTCTTGATCGGTGGAGATCTATCAAAATTGACCCCAGCGCAACGTGTCCAATATTACAAACGAACTTGCGAAAGTCTTGGCCTTAACCCTCTCACCAGGCCATTTGACTATATAACGCTCAATAACAAATTGACGTTGTATGCAAAAAAAGACGCGACCGACCAATTACGCTCAATAAAAGATGTGTCCATTGATGATATCGATCTTCAGGACATCGGAGATACTTTTATCGTGAAAGTGAAGGGACATGATCGGACTGGCAGAACGGACGTTGAAATTGGCGTAGTGCGAAAATCTGACATGCAGGGCAATTTGGCCAACGCACAAATGAAGGCGGTTACTAAAGCGAAACGGCGTCTAACGCTTAGCCTGTGTGGTCTCGGTTGGCTGGACGAAACAGAGATAGAGACCATTCCAGATGCACAGGCGGTCAATGTGTCTGAGGTAGGCGAAATTATTAAAGACGATGATAAGGAAAATAAAAAATCCGCCAGAAAAGTCAAATACTTCACACCCGAGCAGGTTCAAGCTGTCATCGGAGCGTTCCCCAATGAAAAAATCGAGGCGAATCATGCTTCTGCCATGCTCAGTCTATCCAATAAATTGAATTCAGAGACACCGATTGACCTCACGGTGCGGTGGGCGTTGAAATACCGCGTTGAATCCAAAAAGTCAGGCGATAAACACCTGGCGGCCGACATGGCGGATAACGAAATATTAGGAAATTAGGACACATTTTGTCTCCTTATAAGGCGGGGTGGGGGCTGATGCCCGCTCCGCCAAAAAAGAAAGGAATTGCTGTGAATACTCAGGAAAAACTTGATCGTTTGGCTGAACTGGACGCAAATCGAGATGTGGTCATTCTCGATATGGAATCTCTGAAAAATTCCGTCATCCCAGTGGAAATCAAAGAAAAATTGAACGAGATTGATGCCGAATTCAATCCGCACCTTGAAGCGATTGCGGCAGATCGCGCACAACTGGAAGCAGAAATCCGCAATGACGTGATGGTTTCGGGGGAAAGTGCCGCCGGAGACGTCTACCGCGCGTCCTATGTGAAAGGTCGAGTATCGTGGAATACCGAAGCATTGGATGGCTATGCTCTCACGCATCCAGAGATCAATATTTGCAGAAAAAAGGGAGCGCCATCCGTAAGGATTGTGAAGAGATGAAACAATTTGACCAGTCCTACCTTGAAGAACGGCAAGTCATCACTCCCGATGGGATCGGTACGCTGAAAAACTACATCATTGACGAAACCGGCGCCATAACCGATTGGCTGGTCAAATTTGATGGTGTAAAGCAACGCATTTACAAAGTGGAGCAACTGCAGGAGGTTGAAGAATGACCATTCGTTTCACGACCGATGAACTCAACAAACGGGTGTTGACCGTTATCTTGGAGGAGAATCCTACTCCCGATCATCGTATCACCAAAGAGAAATTGGCGGTCCGAATTTATGGTTATTACAACCCCACCGTTGACCGGAACATTCGCGATTCCATCACTGAGTTGACGTTACGAGATTATCCAATCTGCGCTACGTCTGATGTTCCTGGTTATTATCTGGCGCGGTCGTACGAAGAAGCATCACAATGTCTGGCAGAACTGGAATCCAGGAAGAACATGCTGGAAGCCCGGCGATCTGGAATTTTGCGTGGACTGGTTGGATCAAAGAAACCAGTCAAGGATGCTGTGCAAATGGAGCTGATATAAATTGATGGCGCGCAAAACTTTCATTAAGGTTAGGCGCGGAATACTTGATGCGCAACATACAGAAAAATTAGGCGCTGCATGGTATTTGTTTTTCTATATGCTAGATCAAGCGGATTGGGAAACCGGAATTATTTCTGGGTGGAAAGATCAATTCGCTGCCGATGATCTGCAGAAACCACTCAGCCAGATCAGGTTTCATCGACAGCATTTAGAAAAAGAAAAATATATTATCTGTACAAAACGACAGCACGATCAAATTATTACCATAAACAGATGGAAAGACCCCCGCAAAGATACTTTTGAAGAACCAGAGAGTAAACAAAACTTAATACTCTCAGATTCCAGAGTTGAGCCAGAGTTGAGTGAGAGTAGAGTGAGAGTTGAGCCAGAGTTGAGCGAGAGTTTTAAGAGCCCCTCTATAAATTTACACTCTTCATCTAGTCAGATATCAGATATTAAGATACCAGATGTTAATAAAGAAGCATCATTTGCGGATAAATCCGCAAATGAAGAAACGATTTACGAAGATTGTTTGGAAGATGGCAATCCATTAAAGACACAAAAAAGAAAAAAACCAAAAACAGACCCGCGCTCATCACTCCCGGCCATTATTGCATTTCACCATGTCACTGGCATTTATCCGCCAAAACCGAATTATGACCAGGTTATTTGTTTGCTTGGAGATCATCCAGATGAACAGCGCATGCTGACATGTTATCAATCCTGGTGCGCTCGCGGGTATAAACCAACTAACATGAATTGGTTGCTGGAGTGGTATGCAGACGGCGGTCCGCCAGGCAAATTGTCCCCAAAAAACAAACCGCTAATTGGATTGGATGCAGTGAAAGCAGAGCAGGAAAGGTTGAGAAAACAAAATGGCAAATGAACAAAAAATAACTGATGCAATAGAAATCTTAGCTGCTGCATTTCCGAACAACAAAATCACGCAGGAAACAATCAGAGTGTATCAGATTGCATTATCCGATATCCCGTCCGATGTGCTGGAAAAAGCGATCATACACATAACAACCACCAATAAATTTTTTCCAACTGTCGCAGAGATTCGTGACGCCGCTTATTTACTCATGGCTGGAATTAACAAAATTCCGTCTGAATTTGAGGCATGGAAAGAAGTTCAGGATCAGATTGCTCTATGCGGTGATTATTGGAGGTATTCCATAAATGAAAATAAACCGGAATACACACATCCATTAATCGAGAAGGCAGTATCTATCATGGGATACAAACAACTTTGCGAATCAGACAACATTATTGCTGATCGAGCGCATTTTTTTCGCGTGTATGAATCACTATATCGGCGCGCTATTGACGAAATGAAAATGTTGCCAAACGTAAAACAATTCAGCGAAGAATATCAGTTGACCAATGGAAAAATAAAAATGCTTGCGGAAAAATTAGCGGTAAATAATAAAAAATAGAGATCATCCAAAAAATATGAGCAGAAAGGAGGAACAAATGAAAGAAATTAGACAGGGAGATGTGTATCTGAAGCCATGCTCTGCAATTCCAGCCAATGCCAAGCGCATTGCTCCTAAGAATGGCAGAATCACATTGGCCGAAGGAGAAGCAACTGGACACAATCACACTATGACCGCCGAATGTGCCACGTTGTTTGGCGTGGACGAGAACATGGTCGTGGTGGTTGATAAGCCGACCACACTCGATCATCAGGAACATGGCGAAATTGAAGTTGCACCTGGCGCATACTGGGTTGTGCGTCAGCGCGAACAGAAGCGCAAAGAAGTCCAAAGAGTGATGGATTAATAATCTCAACCTTTGCGGTGGGATGGTAAAACCGCGCAGGAGGAATCATGGAAAAGATAGAGAAATTAACTGCTGAGCAGAATAGGCAGATGATCGAATTTCGCGAGGAATGGCGCCAGATTGGACTAGCTACCGGTCCGGCAGATATCGAGATGATTAGAGATGCGATCAATGCCGAATATGCGGAAATCGGGGAAAATGCACCCATTTTATGGCGATGCGAAAGTCCATTTATGGCGCAATTAGTTATTAATATACTGAAAAAATATAGTGCGGTTGGGCAGAACCTCGGGCAGAACCTCGAGCAGAACCTCGGGCAGAACCTCGAGCAGAACCTCTGGCAGAACCTCTGGCAGAACCTCGAGCAGAACCTCTGGCAGAACCTCGAGCAGAACCTCGGGCAGAACCTCTGGCAGAACCTCGAGCAGAACCTCTGGCAGAACCTCTGGCAGAACCTCTGGCAGAACCTCTGGCAGAACCTCGGGCAGAACCTCAGGCAGAACCTCAGGCAGAACCTCTGGGCCAACCTCAGGGACAACCTCGAATTTATATCATCGTGGTTTTGGGGATCACTGGATTCATTTTGGATTGCTTATTACCTATATCCTCACCAGTATTTGCGAAAAATGCATACCAAAAAGCAAATGGAACGATTAGATCGATATGTAATCATTGCGAAAAATGCATTTTGGTTTTATCCATTCAAAGATATCTGTTTTGTGTGTGATCGCCCAAATTTTATCGGTATGGACGCCGAATGGCGTTTACATGCAATAGATCGACCGGCAATCGAATTCTCTGATGGTTGGAAACTTTATTATGTGCATGGAGTGGAAGTTCCGGAATTTGTCATTAAAAATCCGGAGAAAATTACCACGCAGTTGATAGATGATGAAAAAAATGCGGAAGTGCGCCGTGTCATGCTGGAGATTTTCGGCGTCGACCGCTATTTGCGCGATATTACCCCGATCCACCAAGATCGGTATGGAATTTTATACCGTAAAGAATATCCGGACGATTCTCCATTGTGTATGGTGCGTGCGCTCAATTCCACACCGGAGCCGGACGGAGCGTTGTCCATCCAGGATGCGATCAGAGTATTCGGTCAAGATGTCGTTGTCAACGATGGCGGATCAATGCGGTCGCTCATGGACATTGCACGCGAACACCCCGATTATCGCTTTAAGGAATACTTTATTGGTGTCCCGACCGATATGAAAACAGCGCATGAGGCAATCGCATGGACGTTTTATGAGACGCCAGAAACATATGCGCCAGAAATCGAGAGTTGATATGGTCAATAAGTATAATGCTCGCAAAGTAAAAATAGATGGATACACTTTCGATTCCCAACGCGAAGCACAGCGCTATGGGGAATTGAAGTTGATGGAAAAGGCGGGAGAAATCAAAGAACTCGTAGTCCATCCGGGTTTTTTGCTGCAGGAGGGGTTTCAATATCAAGGAAAATCCTATCAGCCAATTATCTATATAGCGGATTTCATTTATATGGAAAATGGAAAAACCATCCTCGAGGACGTCAAGGGTGTTGAAACTCCTGATTTTCGCATGAAGTGGAAAATACTGCTGTTTTTTGCGAAAAAAAGTAGGGATAACGCAGAATTTAGGATTGTGAGGTAGCGAATGTTCCAGCTTGCCATGACCATTCGGGAGCGTGAACCAATGACATTTACACAGCCGATCAGTGGAGTTCCGTTTGAACAGACCTGTGAAAATTGCGGAGCCACATTCCGCTATCACTATCGGGTGCATTATTGCCCAGACTGCGAGGATGTCATTTACGGTACGGAGGAACCAGTCAGGGGTGATCATAACGACAAGGGCATCCAGGAGATCGAACGGATCAGGACTGAAAACGCAAACCGGAATAAAGCCGACCGGAGTGTGAGTGGATTTTACAGATACACGGTCGAATATGATCCAATCCCCGATGAGTTGGGCGGAATGGTCGGGGCAAAACTGAATCTTGAAGAGGTCGAGGCGGCACTACGAACGAAATCGTTTGAACCAGGCATGATACTCCGCTACGATGGTCAAATGGAACGGAGATATAAGGTTGTGTGCAAAAAGGACGGAATATATAAATTGGAGGAAATAAGTGAAAAGTGAACAGGAAATCAAGGAGGAAAAATGAGTACATTTTTTGTCGAAACGGATAAAAATGATGTGATTAATGTAGATGAGATTGTTGACATTTATAGAAATTCCTCAGAAGATAATGCACATCCATTTTCGATCTTATTCAAAAATGGACAAGTTTTAAGAATGAAAGAGGATTTTACGCAAAGGCTGGTCGCATTCATTAAACAGTGTGAGAAAAGAAAATATGAAAGTGCAAAAGTTGGATCATTCACGATTGATGCAATGGAAAGTTATGCCGAATTTTATGAACAGGTTTTGGCTGCGCTTGATTTTCCAAAAGATGCTAATCCAAGTGCGCAACAAGATATAATCATGCTTCAAAAAATCTCCGAATTGGTTGAATTTTACAAAAGCATGACTGATGAGCCAACAGCAGAGAAGGAGAACAAAATATGTTCCAAAAACTAATTTTTGTTGGTCGATTAGGTGCGGATCAGTAATAGTATATGATATAATGGACGCATAGGAAATGACATTATGAATAAAAATATAGAAATGCGTTTTTGGAAATATGTTAATGTGCGTGGCGAGGACGAATGTTGGGAATGGAAAGCATATAAAGACAATAAGGGATATGGCAAATTGAGCTCTACACATAAAAAATCACCACTAAAAGCACATAGAATTTCTTGGGAAATTCATAACGGGAAAATACCAAATGGATTGAATGTGTGCCATAAATGCGATAACCCAAGTTGCGTAAATCCAGATCATTTATTTTTAGGAACACAACGCGAAAATATGATAGATGCCTATAAAAAGAAAAGGATTGATAATTATATTCATGGACTAGGAGAAAATAATAATTCCGCAAAATTAACAAATGCAGAAGTAAAAAAAATAAGAGAGGAATATACAAACGGAGCAACAATAGCCCAACTAGAGAAAAAATATAATCACACAAATATAGTTAGAATAGTTAGAAATAAATCGTATATAGATAAAAACTATAAGCCAATAAATGCAAATGCTCGTCCGCGACCAACCAGAATTGTATTGAGCGAAAAAGAAATTTTAGAAATACAAAAAATAAATACTCCAAGTAGAAAACTTGCAAAAATATACGGGGTCAGTAAAACAACGATATTAAAAGCGAAAAACGGAGGATATTAATCAATGTCATATCATAAATTAATTTTGGTGGGATATTGTGGCTCTAGTCCAGAAATGAGGTTTACCCCCAACGGACAAGCGGTGGCGAATTTCTCGGTTGCCACGGATCGTACCTATAAGAACGCCACTGGCGAACAGGTGCGGGTTACCACCTGGTTCCGCGTTTCCGTATGGGGCAAGCAGGCCGAAAGCTGCAATCAGTACTTGACCAAAGGCAGCATGGTTCTCATCGAAGGCACTTTGAATCCGGATAAAGAAACCGGCCGTCCGCGCATTTGGGAAAGCAACGGGAAAACTGGTGCAAATTATGAAGTGAACGCCGAGGTCGTGCGTTTCCTATCTGCTCAGAAAACGGATGGCAAGGAGCTGTTGCAGGAAACTCTGAATGAGGATGATTTGCCGTTTTGATGTTGAGAGTTGAAAGAGGTTTGTGATGGGAGAATTTACTTTTTTTGAAATGTTTCGCAGTTGGATAGGACACATCGCGTGGAAGATATTTTTGTGGTCAGAATGTATGACACAGGAGGAATATTGGATAACTACAGAAAATCATTATAAAGATATTTTGAAATCGGAAGGAAATGTTCACTAACAGCTACATCCTCCTGAAAGAAGCCCTGATAGCTGCGTATCCGATATGTGAGATATGCGGAGTGCGTAGATCAATCGAGGTCAATCACTGTCTATACCATAAGCACGGCGGGGTCTATGACGACTTTGAGAACTGTCAGGCGGTGTGCCATGAGTGCCACATGACCGGCGGGGCGCATACGAGAGCCAACAAGCTGGCACATTGGAAGAAGCGAGTGAAAGAAGGTTTTGACATGGATGGATGGAACGAAACAATTCCAGAGACGAGAAGGGAAAAATGGGAATAGTATAAATATTTTTGGGGGAAGATCCCAAAAAATTTAGGATCATTGGAACATTTTCAGAAATAAAAACCCCGCTCAATGGCGGAGCCTCTTGTTGTAGTATCGGTTATCTCGATATGTGCCGATGGCGTCCTCTAGTACGGTAATCCACAATATCACAAAAACATTGACAGCGATTGCAATCACGCTGATGATTATGCTGATTTTATCCCAGTTCATTTTTTTCCTTTCTTGGCCGTCCGCCCTTTTTGCCGTTTTCCCGAGAGGCCGCCGCCTTTTTGTCGGTTTTGATAGAGCCGAGAGCGGAAGCGGCAACGCGGTTGGGATTTCTGGCTACATATAAAGCAAATTCGTGATCCCCCTGACGGACTTTTATTTGGCCGATCCTAATCCTGGATAATGGAATTTTTTCCAGGTCGAATTCTGATCGTGCATAATATACAGAAAATGGGACGGGGCATTGTTTTGTCAGCTCCACTACAATTTCTGGTACAGACTGGACAGGCATATAGATATTTTTGTATCCCAGTTTTAGTGCGATGGCGCATAACTCGGCATCTGAGCAGGTTTCTCCCTTTAATTTTACCTCAGTAGTGGTATGATCTATCCATACGGAAGTTTCATTTTTTGTGTCCATTTTTTTATTTACTCCTTTTTAGTTTATCTCATCAGTGCGTAGGTTACTGTCCTGCGCAGACCAGCCCATTCATGGCTGGTTTCGATTATTTACTGATATAAAATGTACCGTTTTTTTCGGTGACGACATAATTTTTTGTCAACCAGTCCATCACGAGTTTGTTTGGTGTACCAAAAACGTTTATGCCTTTATAGACATCGATCAGTGCGCTGGCGTCATCGATAGTTTCTGGGGTATACTGCGCAACATAGGCATCAAAATTTTTTTCCATTTCAAACAGGTCTGATGGCGTCACTGGACCATGCGCGGGGATAATTACGTGTCGATATATCATTTCGTCTATGTTCAACTCGCTAGGGAGTCTGCCACGTTCCTGCATGCGGCTGTATGTTCTGAGGCATGCCAGTAGCAGGTGCTGGCCATCGCTCTGTTTCCGCAAAATATCGATATAGTCTAACTGTTTTTCGGTTGCTGAGTTTGTGTTCATGTTTTTCCTCCATTTACACTCACAGTATATAACCTACCGTTGGGTTATACAATATGACATTTGTCATATCTTTTATATGACATTCATCTTAACTTCCCTGCTATCACGCAGATGCAGGAATACGTAACTAGTTAACAATTTACATGGTATAATATCAACTAGTTAACTAATTGAGGAGTAGTGATATGACATCTGATCTGTTAGTGAGTGTGGCCGGCGTGGTGCTGTCGTTGCTGTTCTCGTACCTGCCTGGTCTGTCGGCATGGTACGGTGGTCTCAGCGGAGACCGCAAGCGCATCATCATGCTCGGTATGCTGGCGCTGGTGGCCGGTGGTATGTATGCGTTGGATTGTGGCGGTCTGCTGGTCAAACTGGAGCCAGACCTGGCGGGTATGTGCAGTACCGCTGATGGCTGGGTGCAGGTTGTGCGTGCGTTTATGCTGGCCATTAGCACCAACCAGGCCACGTTTTTGCTGTCGCCCAAAAAATAATTTTTCCTCTCCCTGGTGGGCGTCCTCCTCGCTCGCCAGGGAGAATACCATAACGGATAATTATGATCATATTAGGCGTCGATTACTCACACTGGCAGGCCGGCGTTGATCCGGCAAAATTGGTCGCCGCGGGCGTATCGTATGCCATCGTCAAATGTGGCGAGTACTACCGGTCGGATGAGCATGACGATGACCGGTATGCCAGCAACATGAGCGCGCTCTCGAGTGCTGGCTTACCGCACTCGAGCTATTATTTTTACCACCCTGGCGCCGGTAACAGTCGCCAGGCACGACATTGGCAACGGCTGTATGAGAGCTACGAGCATGATCTGCCGCCAGTCCTCGACTGCGAGGCACACGATGGTATGCTCAACACGACCGAGGTTGCCAGGCAGATACGAGTGATGCTCGAGTACATGGCGCGTATCTCTGGCCGGCAGCCGATCATCTACACGACCGCATCCTGGTGGTCGCACTATGCTGGCGATCCATCATACGGAGCTGACTATCCGTTTTGGTTGGCACAGTACAACACGCAGTTGACGCGCTGGACGGCAACGATCAAGGATAACATCATCATGTGGCAGTATACAGACCGGATCAAACTGCCTGGTTGTCCGACAATGGACGGCAATCGGTGGATGGCCAGCGATGAGCTATACAACGAGTACGTTGGAGATGACCGATGGCCGATGCACCTGGTGGATCAACGCCAGCGCAAAAATATCTGGTCGTTGTCCAGAGCTAACCGGTTGTGGCTGGAGCGTCTGACGCGATGACCAGGCGTGGAGACCATTACGCTGAGTGTCCTGAGTGCGGAGAGCTGTACGCGATCACAGAGGGACACGATTGCGAGTGGGGAGCGCACATACCACCGAGATACAACGTGCGCGTAACGGTGCAGGACAGCGATGATAATGACGTGGAGATACCGATAGATGCATGAGTTAACTGATTTCCCCGCGACCGTGTGTCGCGTCAAAACGCTGGCTGATGGTGGTATCCGCCTGGAGCTAGACCTGCCAGAGACTGAGAGCAATATGCTGACGATCATGCATGAGTTACATCGATCAGACCGTTATCTGCGCGTGGTCATATACGATAATGACGAGTTTGTGCAGGAGTTGACGCATGTCTGAGATCATACGTGATCCGCGCGGGCGTTTTGTTAAAGGTTGCTCCGGCAACCCCAAAGGGGCGGCCATTAATCAGTTTCGATACCTCAAAAAAATGGGTGCGGCTGTAACCGCGTCTGACTGGCGTGCAGTTATCGATAAGGCCCTGGAGCAGGCCAAACGCGGAGATGCCAGGGCCCGGGAGTGGTTGTCTGAGTACCTGATGGGCAAACCACCGCAGCAGGTTGATATCGATGCCAGTGATGGACTGATCCAGTTTATCGTGCGTTATGCGCCGGATAGGGATGATGGACTATCAGATAATACTACCGAGACCGCATGATAAGCAACGCCAGTTTATCCACTCCCCAGCCAAACGCAAAATTATCGTTGCTGGCCGTAGAGGTGGCAAAACGACCGGAGTGTCCATGTTAGCTGCCATGCGAGCGATGGACGGTCGGCGAGTACTCGAGGCGGCTCCAGTCGTCGAACAGACCAATGCGTTCTGGGGGGCGGTCAAAGAATACTTTGCGGAGCCGATTGCAAAAAAAATCGTATACAAAAACGAGACCGACCGACTGCTGGAGTTCCCGAATGGCGGACGGATCAGATGTAAAACCGCTCACGATGCGGATACCCTGCGTGGCGACTATGCTGACCTGTTGATCCTAGATGAGTACTCATTCATGGAGCCGGACGCGTGGGAACTAGTGGGTATGCCAATGCTGCTGGATAACAACGGCGATGCAGTGTTCGTTTTCACTCCCAACCGGCGTAATCATGCCTGGCTGTTGTACAACAAGGCAGTTGCGGATGAGACAGGCCTGTGGCAGTCATGGCATTTTACGAGCCACGATAACCCACACTTGAGCCAGGCGGCATTAGCTGAGCTGGCCGCCGACATGACCGATAGCGCATATCGACAGGAGATCATGGCCGAGTTTCTTGAGGGTGAAGGAGCGGTTTTCCGAAACATCTACGCGTGTCTACATGCCACACATGACACACCTGACCAACATATCGGACATAGGATCGTGGTTGGTGTGGATTGGGCAAAACAATCTGACTATACCGCGATCTCCGTTGGTTGTGCTGATTGCCGGCGCGAGGTGGCAAGAGATCGATTTAACAAGATTGATTATCATTTCCAGCGCGAACGATTAAAAGCACTCATCGATCAATGGCATGTAGAACAGGCGCTGGTCGAACTGAATAGCATCGGAGAACCGAACTTTGAGGAGCTGCAACGGAGCGGGCTGCCGGTGGTTGGATTCCAGACGACCGCCCAAACAAAGCCGCCGCTTATCGAAAATCTGGCGTTGGCACTGGAAAAAACAGAATGGCAGTTCCAGCCAGACCCTATCTGGACTGGCGAGTTGGAATCCTATGAGCGCAAGGTCAGCGCCATCACCGGACGCAGCCAGTATTCCGCGCCGGATGGTATGCACGATGATACGGTCATGGCGCGCGCGCTGATGTTGAGAGCGGCCGGCCAATATCGGGTTGACACAATCTCCAATCCGTTCTTTATGTGAGGTAATCTATGGGATTTTTTCAAGGCATACAAAATTTAATGCGCTTTGTGAGCGGGTTTCCAAACCCCGATGATATCTACGGCACTATTGCAGCACGTGCCGAGGTGATCGGTAGGGCGCGTTCCTATCGTGTGGGAGAGCAGGAAAAGCAACTCAAAACAATTCCTGGACGTTCGGATGATAACCTGCGCTGTAACCTCGTTCGCAAGGCGATCAACCAATCGGTCTATCTGCTGGTTGGAAAGGGAGTTGATTTTGACCTGCCAGGCGACACGGAAACGCCAGAGGAGATATGGCTGAATGCGGTATGGGATGCGAACAAAAAGTCCATCCTGTTGCATAGGGCAGCGCAAAACGCGGCCGAAGCCGGTAATGGCTATCTCAAAATCGTGCCGGGTGGAGCAATCAGAAAGATCAATAATCGCGAAGTGCCGTTGCCACGCTTGGTGAACATCGATCCGATGTGGGTTGAGATGGACACCAATCCCGAAGATTTTGAACAGGTCATCCGCTACACAATCCGGTTCTCGACTATTGGACCGGATGGAAAAGAGCGCTTGCGCAAGCAGGTGATCGAATATCAGGACAATGACGCGGATGGTTATTGGATCATTGCTGATTACTATAATGACCACACCACATCCGGCAAATGGATGTTGATGCAGGAAATTAAATGGGATTATCCATTCGCTCCGATGATCGAGTGGCAGAACCTGCCATCACCAAATTCTGTGTATGGCGAGCCAGATATCACTAATGACGTGATCGAGTTGCAGGATCGGCTCAATTTCGTTGCCAGCAACATCAATAAAATCATCCGCCATCACGCGCACCCGAAATCGTGGGGTATCAACATCTCGCTCCCCCCGCGCAAAAAAGAGGATCAGGAATCATCCTGGAATCCAGAGGAGATGGTCATTTTTCAGGGTGGCGAAGATGCAAAGATCGGGAATTTGGAAATGCAGTCCGATCTAAAATCATCAATGGAATTTTTCGATACCATTTCGAAATCCATTCTGGACAACACTTCAACGGTCGACGTCAATAATCTGAAGGACAAACTCGGGCAATTGACCAATTTTGCAGTGAAAGTATTGTTCAATGATGCACTCTTAAAAATGAACGTCAAGCGTGAACTGATGGGGAATATGCTGACCGAGTTGAATTCCCGCTTGTTGGAATTGGGCGGGTTTGCCAACACCGATCCTGGCGTTGTCGTATGGCCGCGTGATATCCTGCCAGTAAATGAAAAAGAAATAATTGAGATGCAAAAGACTGAATTGGAGATTGGCGTTGTTGACAAACAGACCATCGCAGCAGAGCGTGGGCGCGATTGGGAGCAGGTACAGGAAAGATTGGCAGAGGAAAAAGAAAACACAGAGGATATCAGTGCGCAGATCGTGCGCATGTTCGAAAGAGGTACACCCAATGAAATGTGATAATTGTGGCTCCGAAATGATCGAGTGGCAGCGCAGTAAACATAGCGATTACATCGAGATACGCTATCGCTGCGAGATATGCGGTAGCGAGCGGGACGAGAAGATCGACCTATACCGACCGAAACCGGTAAAAGAAAAATAGCAACATAAAATGGGAAGAATATTTTACAAAGGCAGATCGGTATTTATTACCGGAGCCACTGGGTTACTTGGCTCCTGGCTGACAAAACGATTAGTAGAATTGGGCGCAAATGTCGTTATCCTGGTGCGTGATTGGCAGCCACATTCCGCCCTGCTGCGCAATGGATACTACGACAAAGTTCAGCGCGTATCGGGAGATATTCGCGATTGCGCTTTGCTGAAGCGCATTCTGGCTGAATATGAAGTTCAGAATGTTTTTCATCTGGCCGCGCAGACCATTGTTTCCATCGCCAACCGAGACCCAATTGGAACATTGGATCAGAACGTCATTGGCACGGCCAAATTGCTGGAAGCATGCCGCTCAACGGATACCATCGAGCATATCGTGGTTGCATCATCAGATAAGGCATACGGGGATAGTGCTACCTTGCCATATCATGAGGATATGCCGCTCAATGGCAGCCATCCCTATGATGTCAGCAAGTCGTGTTCCGACCTTGTTTCTCTGATGTACGGCACGCACTATGATATGCCGGTTGCCGTTACCCGATGTGGAAATTTGTATGGTGGCGGCGATCTCAATTTCTCGCGCATGATCCCCAAAACGATAAAAAATCTGCTGGAAGGAAAACCGGCTATTGTGTATGGCGATGGATCAATGAAACGCGATTACACCTACATCGAGGACGCTGCGGATGCTTATTTGACCATTGCCAGCAAAGGTTGCCGTGGGGCATATAACATCGCCGGCGGTGAGGTGCGAACCAATCTCGAAATCGCAGAATTGATCGGGAAATTGATCGGCATTGATACCCCTCCCTATGTGGTCGGTACTCAAGTAAAAGAGATTGATTCGCAATGGCTGGATACGGAGAAAATAAAAAAAATTGGCTGGAAACCTGCGCATACGCTGGAAGAAGGTCTAACTAAGACGATTGCATGGTATCGGGAGTATTTCAATGGATAAATTCATTCCTGGTAAAACGCTGATCCGCACCAGCGGAAAGACCTACGGAACTGAAGAAAAAGAGAATGTTTTATCTGTGTTTGATAGCAATCTTTCCTATGATACGTGGACAGCGCGTTTTGAAAAAGAGTTTGCGGAATATGTCGGTTCAAATTACTGCGTTCTGGTGAACAGCGGATCAAGTGCCAATCTACTGGCGGTTTCCGCATTGATGGATGAACCTCTGGGATGTGGAAGGTTGCATAAAGGGGATGAGATTGTAACCACTGCGTTGAACTTTCCCACCACTGTAAATCCGATAATTCAAAATGGGATGACCCCTATATTTATTGATGTTGAATTGCCGTGGTATGTGCCATATAAGGGATGGAGAATTGATTTTGGAGAAAATAATGGCGGGGCGATATTAACTGAATTTTTAGGAAATAATTTATTTCCAATGATGTTTGAAGTTTCTGGACAAGAATATAAATTTAGTTTTCTGCTAGACCAATGCGATTCATTAAATAGAAATTGTCATTCTGGGAATATTACAACGCATTCTTTTTATCCTGCTCACCACATTTCAATGGGAGAAGGAGGTGCGGTCTGCACAAACAACACACTACTTTACAAAATCATAAAATCATTGCGCGATTGGGGTCGTGATTGCTGGTGCGAGCCAGGCCAGAATAATACGTGTGGATTGCGGTTTAGCGGAGATTATGACCACAAGTATACCTATTCTCGCATTGGCTATAACCTGAAGGCTAGCGAATTTCAGGCCGCAATCGGTTGCGCACAGTTGAAAAAGATAGACGGATTCAATGAGATTCGCCGGCACAATTTCAAACGGCTTTATGATGGTCTGCGCGATATGGAACAGATCTTCTGGCTGCCACAGGCGACACCTGGAAGCGATCCGGCCTGGTTCGGATTCCCATTGACGATCAGAAAAGATGTTCCACTCGATGCAAAAGATATGCAGCAGTATTTAATGGACTATCAAATTGATTCCAGGCGTATTTTCGGCGGCAATCTGCTGCGCCAGCCAGCATACAGGAACATTGAATATCGTATCATCGGAAATCTGGAGAATACCGATCTGATCCACGAGAAGGGCTTCTGGCTCGGAGTTTGGCAGGGAATAACGGATGAGATGGTGGACTATATGATTGAAGTCTTGCATGGCATACCCATGTAATAATAAAAAGCGGAGGAAGAAATGAATATTGATCTTGTACTAGGAATTGCGCTTATTTCGGCCGGCATTATTATGCTGGTAAGCGCCATCGCGAAATACTGCAAAGCAAAATGAACTGTCGAGTTTGCGGTCAATCAACCACACCATTGCTGGTCATGGAAAACATGCCAGCAATGGCACAGCATCTATCGGATACGCCAGAAGAACATTCCGTAACATTGTATTTGCGCCAATGTAGCGGTTGTGGATTGGTTCAACTGGATAATCTGCCGGTTTGGTATTGGAAAGAACCAATACGCACCGAGTATCCGGCCATGACCCGCAGAATATCGGCATTGAAAGCGGACATGGACTTTGTCAGCACCAATTATCTGGAGCATGTTCCCTGTCCGAACCAGTATTTGCAGCAGTTTTCCGGTGCTGGAGTGATTGAAGTTCCTAATTTCGATATGATCCTGGAAAAAAGTTTATTCTCCGAGATCACGCTCGATCATTTAATGTATTTCACAAAAAGTACATTGTTGTTCACGCTTCAATATAACGGGTTTGATGTGGCAGAGATCAGTCCGATTTGGGATGGATTTATTCTTCAGGCCATTGTCCAGCGCAGAGAACCGCTGCGTTTGTTGTCTTTCCTTTCTCAACAAGAGAAATTAAAGAAGCAATTAGATGATTATTGTGCGCATTTCCAGCATGTTGCCATCTATGGCGCGGGGCATGAAGCATTTGCCTATATCGCCTTGCTCAAACCGAAAGTTGCCTTTGTGGTGGATGATGCGCCGCTGAAACAGGAAAAGTATACGCCAGTTGGAATGTTGAAGATTTACTCGAAAGAACATCTGAAATATGCAGATGCGGTCATTATCATGGGCGCGGGCTATTCGGATGAAATCCTGAAAAACCTTGAGTTTGACGGGTCTGTTGCGGTTATGAGAGATTGGGGACTGGAGGCAATCAAGTGAAACCCGAAGAACTCACTAAGCGCGAAGAACTAAAGCTATCCAAGCCCCACGTGTACGATAAGGTCGTACAACACGGCATGAGGATTGTCCGCATTGAACCGTCCTACGTCTGCAACATGGCCTGTCAACACTGCTCGATCAGGGACTTGCAGAAAAGGCGCGGCGGTCGGGCAATGACAATCAAGGATATACAATGTATAGCCGACCAAGCCGACGAACTGGGATTCGCGCAGTTTGTTATATCTGGGGGAGAACCGTTGTTATATCCAAACTTTGATGAAATCGTGGCGGCCATTGACCCCGGGCGATTCTGGATCACGACAGACTCTAACGGGTGGCTGTTGGATTATGAAAAAGCTAAGCACCTGAAAGAGATCGGCGTGGACAAGGTTCAGATCAGCATTGATAGCACATTTGCGGGCGACCATGATAAATTTAGGAATAAGGTTGAATCGTGGGAAAAAGCTACCCAAGCAATATTTTTCTCTAAAAAAGCAGGGTTGAGAGTAATTATACAAACTACTGTTGACAAAAAGCGCGTGCATTCAAATGAACTCAAGTATTTTATTGGATTGTTTGCTGAATATGAAATACCCGTTTATATCAGCTACATGAAACCTGTGGGCGCATGGAAAGAACACGAAGCATTAGACCAGTCAGACATTGACTACGTGGAATCGCTAACGAAAGTACACAACGTTTTTACACACCTAACGCCGTCTTACGATTACCCCGGTGGATGTATCGCCATGAAGCGCATGATAAATATTACTAAATGGGGAGAAGTGAACCCGTGTCCGTTCATGCAGGAATTGGTTATCGGAAATATATTTGATGAACCGCTAAAGGATATTGTGGATCGCGGCATGAAGTATTTCGACTGCAAGATAGACACTTGCTTGATGGCTACCGAAAAGGATTTTATCAATGAATTTAGGAAAACCTATACCGGTTGAGGATTTGGAATTTATCCATACCCGCGTTGACGTTGAACGACTGCGCTCCATGCGCGGGTGTATAACCGGCGCTACCGGCTGGTTTGGAAACTGGATATGCTCTGCCCTGGATTACATGGGTTGCAAGTACATCAAACTTGATACGCGAGACCTGCATACATTCGACTGTGATTACTGCATCCATTTAGCGCACGGAGAGGTCAAGGGGCTAATCAACATGCTGAAACCGCTGGATGTGAAGCATGTCCTGTTTATATCTTCCGGCGCTGTTTATGACAGGGAATTATCTGAATACGGATATACCAAACTTGAACACGAAAACCTATTCCTTGCTTCTGGATTGCCGGTGAATATTGCCAGATGCTTTACATTTACTGGATTGGGTGTTTGTCAAAAAGCGCTGGCTATTGGCGAATTCATCAATCGCGCAAAGTTTGGCGAACCTATCGAAGTTTACAATCAGGGTCGCACGGTCAGAACCTATATGTACATGGCGGAGATGGTCGCGTGGTTATTAAATATCCTGCTCTCTCCCAAAGGAAATATTGTAGATGTCGGCGGAAGCGAGCCGGTTTGCATTTTTGATCTGGCGCACAAGATAAGCGATAATGTCGTGATGATGGATGCGCCTTACTATTTCAAAGAAGCGCGCCCGATTTATATCCCGAACTTGAAGCCGGCAAACGAGATGGGGCTGATGGTCGAAATTGGGTTAGATGAAGCGATCCAAAGGACAATAAAAGCGGAGTGGCAATGACGGAATGGTATGAGGTTTTGTGTCACGCATGCGGGAAGTCGTTCATGATAAAGTGGGTTGAAAAAGCCGTAATCTGCCCGTATTGCGGGAAAGAATGCGATGAAATTATCTGATTACATTTGGGACTATGTTGCCGACCAGGGCGTGCGCCACGTATTCATGGTCGCCGGGGGCGGGGCTATGCACCTTGTTGATTCTCTCGGCCAGAACAAGCGACTGCAATACGTCTGCTGCCTACATGAACAAGCGGCAGGGTTGGCCGCAGAAGCATACGCGCAATTCAATGGTCTGGGCGTGTGTCTGGTTACTTCCGGGCCGGGCGGAACAAATGCCATAACTGCTTGTGCTTCTGCGTGGTGTAACTCCATGCCGGTGCTTTTCATCAGCGGGCAGGTCAATACATGGCAACTAAAAAAGCCGGAACAGCGATTCAATGGCGTGCAGGAACTGGATATTATCAGTATGGTAAAGCCGATAACAAAGAGCGCGACACAATTAGAAAAATGGGTCGGAACGTGCGGGCGTGGAATATTTAAAAATTTCTTACAGGAACGAATTGACTATGCTAAAAAACCTCGCCAGGGGCCAATGTGGATGGAGATTCCATTGGATATTCAGAGCGCAGAAATATGATTGATACAAAATGGGGAGTTTTTCGATTAGATGGTAATGAGATTCACGTTGCGCCCATTAATGACATCCGAGAGCATATTCTTGATGTGAATTGTAATTGCAATCCAGAAATAAAAAATGAGGATGAATTCAAAATAGTGATTCATAGCGCATGGGATTTCCGTGAAATTATGGAAGAATTAGAAGATGGAACTTTCGTCAATTCAATCAGTCATCAATAAAGCGAAACGCCCGATTATCTATGCCGGTCATGGCTGTACATTGAACCGTCAAGTTTTTGATTGGTTCATCAACGAGATGAACATCCCGGTCATGCTCTCATGGCGCGCCATTGATCTGCTGCCAGACGATCACCCGCTATATGTCGGTCGTCCAGGATTGATAGCACAGCCGGAAGCCAATAAGCGTTTGTGGGAATCCGACCTTATTCTCGTGCTTGGCGCGCGCCTGGATGATTCTGTTACCTGCTACAATCTTCAAGGATTCTGCTCAAAGGCAACGAAAATTGTTGTTGATATTGATAGCGCAGAATTGGCTAGATTACCGGATGATTGGATAAAACTGAATATGGACGTGGCTGACTTCATGCGAAAAGTATATGAGGTGATGGAATGATCAATGTCTATGATTTCATTCAGGCATTGAATGAGGCCAGTCAAGAGAACGATATTATCAATCCGTCGGCAAGTGGCACGACCTGCCAGATGATCCTTCAGACATGGAAATTAAAAAAGGGACAGCGGTTCTGCACAAATTTTGTACTGGGCGAAATGGGCGCAGGTCTGCCATATTCCATTGGCGCAGCGTTGGCTACTGGCAAACGAGTGATTCACATTGAAGGGGACGGGGGATTCCAACTGAATATCCAGGAACTGGAAACCATCCGCAGACTGAACCTGCCCATCATCATCTTCGTCATCAATAACAATGGTTATCATTCCATCCGATTGAGCCAACAGAAAGCTTTTGGCAGACTGACGGGGGCAGATGATACTAGCGGATTGACATTACCAAGTTTGGAAAAAGTGGCAGGGGCTTATAATATTGATTTCGGATGGATTGGAGAAATGCCAAAAGTAATGGTTTGGGGCGATATTTTTATAACTAAATCACCCTGTATTATAGAAATTCACGCCGATCTCAACCAGCAGTTCAAGCACCGCGTGAAATCGAAAATGGTTGATGGAAAAATGACTACCGCGCCAATGAATGAGGTGGATTGATGGATGAATTATGGGAATTGCTCATAAAACAGCGCAATGAGATCAATAAATACGACCTTTCGATCATCAAGCAAATTGTGCAGGCATACGGAACAATTTATCAGCAGATTGCACCCTATATTCGCAATGTGGAATTATACATTCAAGTCCACGAAGGCATTTCTATTGCAGAATTGAAGAACACGATGGAATATGTTTCATTGTTGCGCTTCATCAACAAGGAGATTGCCGATTTTGCGACCTATGCGCGCGTTGAATTGGATACGGCCAGCATGGGCGCCGTTCAAATGGCCATCGATCACATCAATACCTTCTTTTTCCACTTGGGTATACGGCCAGAATTAGTAACGGCGGATGCCGCAAAGGTACTGTTGAAATATCTGGAACCAGGCGGTGAATTGTCAAAACGTATGGAACTGTGGGCGCCCAATGCGGTTGAACAGGTGTCAAAATCCCTTTTGGATGGATTGGCACTGGGCAGAAATCCGCATGTTATCGCCAGCGATATGAAAAAAGCGCTGGGTGTTGGTTTGACTGATGCACTACGTACGTCCAGAACAGCCACCATGTACGCCTACCGTGAATCAACGCGCCTGAATTACATTGCTAATTCCGATATTGTGAAGGGTTGGATATGGCTTGCGCAGTTGGACAGCGACCGTACATGTATGTCATGCAGGGTCATGCATGGGACGATTCACCCGTTAACTGAACCATTGAACGACCATTACAACGGCAGATGCACGACACTTCCATTGCTTGATGGTATCGATTATGGTTTGGAAGACGGAGAAAAGAATTTTAATAGATTATCTGAAGCCATGCAAAAGTTGCTGATGGGAAAAGGAAAATTGGAAGCATACCGAGAGGAAAAATTCAAATTTTCTCAGTTATCTAAAATCTATTTCGATCCTGTATATGGGGAAATGCGCGGAGAAACACCGCTGAAAGAGCTATTGAATGAACAGTAAAACATTGGAATTGATCATTCGCCATTTGAAAGGCATTTTGGCAGCATTAGAAGATGAATATGCACTGCGTAAAAAGTGATCTCATGGTATAATATAGGTTCAGTGAATTGCCTTCGCTATTCATAGCTACGGTATAACAGGAACTGCCTATCAGCCCGTTCTCGAAATTTGAGGACGGCTTTTTGTTTAATATTACAAAAATATGCTCTCTTTGTAAAGAGGAAAAAAATATATCTGAATTTAATAAAAATAAACATTCTAAAGATGGATACAGAAGCCGTTGTAAGAAATGCACAAAAATAGAACGTGGTTTATGCAGAGAAAGAGATCGAAATTATCAAAGACTATGGAGAATAAAAAATCAAGATAAATACAGATCATATAGATATAAAGATATGAATAGTATTTTGGGAATTTATGACGAATTGTATGAAAAACAGATGGGGAAATGTGCAATTTGTGGAGCTGATCAAAATAATTTATCAAAATCTTTATGTCTTGATCACAATCATAAAGATGGAACTATACGTGGTTTGCTTTGTCAAAATTGTAATTTGGCACTTGGATTATTTCAAGATGATATAGAAATATTAAATAAAGCAATTAATTATTTGAAATTTTTTAATGAAATTAATAAAAAATAAATCAAAGGGAGAAAGACGAGATGTCTACACAGGAAGAATTGGAAGCTGCTGAGAAGGCAGCAAAAGAGAAAGAAGAAGCGGAAAAGAAAGCCACCGAAGAAAAGGCGAAAGAAGAAAAAAATAAGGAACTGGATTTCGATAAATGGTTAAAAAGCCAGCCGGAAGATATTCAAAAGCTGTATGGAGAACATATCAGCGGGTTGAAATCTGCGCTGGATAAAGAACGAGAGGCGAACAAGACAAACAAGGGCGCTCTCGAAAAATTAGCAAAGTTTGAAGAGGCAGAAAAAAAGCGCACAGAAGCTGAAATGACCGAGATGGAAAAGATGCAGAAGCGCGCCGAAGAAGCCGAATCAAAGTGGAAAGAATACGAAACGAAAGAAAATAAGCGCAAGATTGCGCAGGAAGTTGGCTTGCCTTTGGAATTGGCCGACAGGATTCGCGGGGAGACCCCAGAAGAAATGAAGGCCGATGCCCAGACACTACTGGCGGTAGTGCCAAAAGCCCCGAAGATCAGCGCAACCATCCCCGGACAAAATGCTACCGGACAGCCCGAGACGGACGAGGAAGCATTGCGGCGCATCCATAGCGGTGGAGCGCCTGGAATTTTCTCCAGAAATGCCAATCAAGCGCAAGGCGGGGGCGTCTATTACAGCCCGGGCAAATCGGGCGGAGTTGTAGAGTAGCCCCTATAAATTAGGAGAAATATGGCAACCATCAATACTTTTGCTGACATCTCTTCGTATGTCAACAATATCTTGGAAGATTCGCTTTTAATTGCGCGCGAAAATGCCATCATGCCGGCATTGGTACAGAACTTTACCGCCATTGGCGAAAATCCGCGCAAGGTTTACCAATATGGCACCGTTACCATTAATGATATTGGTGAATCGGATGACCTGGTCAGCCAGGCATTTACTCCCAGTTTGCTTTCAACCCTGACCCCTGCGGAAGCAGGCGCACAATATTTCCTGACCGACCGGCGCGTTGCCGGTGATTGGTCTGCTGTGCGTGCCGACGCTTCTCAGGACTTGGGGCAAGCAATGGGAGAAAAACTCGATAAAGACCTTTTGGGGCTTTTCGATAATGTAACTGGCGGAACCGTTGGAACTGCCGGTTCCAATTTGACCTGGGCTAACTTTTTCGCTGCCCAATCAATCCTGCGCTCGCAATTGGCACCTATGCCGTATGCGTGCGTACTGCAACCGTTCCAATGGCACTGTCTTGGAACCGCGATCGCCCCTGGAGTAACCGTCACTAACTCGCCCTGGCTGCAAGATGCCATTGCACAACGCTTTTTTGTTGGCAATGTGGGCGGAGTGGACATTTTCGTTGACGGGAATATCGCTTCCGGTACCTCGATCTTCGGGGCAATGTTCAGCCGTCAGGCGATCGCTCTGGACACTCGGCGCGCTCCGCGCATCGAGTACGAACGCGATGCCTCAAGACGCGGTTTTGAACTGAATGCCTCAATGGTCTATGCGGTAGGAACCTGGCGCCCGACCTTTGGCGTTGCGATCAATACTGCTGGAACCACGCCGGTATAAAGGAGAAGAGACCATGTCTATGGAAATTCATAACGTCTGTATTCCGATCTCACTTGGCGGAACTCTGGCGGTTGGTACTTCAAACATCTTCGGATTTTGGGTGCCTACCGATGCCGTGGGTGGCGGAATCACCGTAACGCGCGTTGCATATAGTTCCGATAAGGCCATCGCGGCCGCATCTGCTCCCAATTTCACCCTGGTAAGTCTTGGAACCAATGGGGCAGTGAACGGAACCATTGCCAGCGCAACCGGTTCAGCTGCATTCACCGCAGGAACTCCGCGTGCCGGAACCATCAGCACCGCATTTGTCGATGCCAGTTATGGAGTGGCTGTCCAGTGGGCGCAAACCGCGGCCAACGCAGACATTTCATACATCACCGCGGCAATTCAATATCAGATGGGTAAATGATAGAACCAGGGGGATAGGCGCGCGCGCCGAAAGCCGGAACTCCTCCCGCCGGTTTCCCCCTGTTCTTGGGAGCGTGAAGGGAACACGAACATGAATATTTTTTGGATCTCAAACGCCCCGTTTACAAAAACGGGATACGGAGTACAGACCAATCTATTTCTATCCAAGCTGAAGGAAATGGGGCATAACCTCGCCTGCCTTTGCTATTACGGGTTGGAAGGCGCGGCAATCAATTTCAATGGCATTGTGTGCTATCCAAAAGCCCATCATCCTTATGGCATGGATATTTTGGCTGCACATGCCGCGCATTTCCGGTCCGACATCATCGTTTCGTTGATGGATGCCTGGGTTTTCACACCAGGAGCGAATGGAGGCATACCCTGGGCGGCTTATTACCCCGTTGACCATGAACCAATGCCGGAAAAGGTGAGAACCAGTATCGCTCAAGCTAATTTCCGCATTGCCATGAGCAAGTTTGGGGTAGAGGAAAGCCGCAAGGCCGGATTGGATTGCTATTATCTGCCCCATGCGGTAGATACGAACCTTTACAAACCAATGGATAAACTGGAAGCCAGAGAAAAACTGAAGCTTCCCAAAGATGCCTTCATTGTCGGTACGGTGGCCATGAACAAGGGCATTCCAGCACGCAAGAATTTCCCGCAAATGCTGGAGGCCTTCGCGAAATTCAAACAGCGACACACGGACGCCATCTATTATCTGCACACCGAACCGCTGGGCATTGACAATCAAAGCTTTAATATCCCCGAATACTGTAACATTTTGGGACTGCGGCTTGGAGTAGATGTTTTCCTGCCCGATCCCTATCAGAAATTTATGAACTTCGATGATAACTGGATGACGACCATGTATTCCGCGCTGGATGTGCATTTGCTGGCCAGCGCAGGGGAAGGGTTCGGGATTCCGACACTTGAAGCGCAGGCGTGCGGTTGTCCGGTCATCGTTGGCGATTGGACGGCATCAGGCGAATTGTGTTTCGCCGGAAGAATACTGGATAAAAAAGACGCTCTGAGATTCTATACCGGTCTGGCATCCTATCAATACATTCCGCATCCGCGCCAGATCGAAATTGCGCTGGAAGCCGAACGAGAAAAACCATCATCGCGGGAACGGGCTGTCCGCATGGCACAAGAATATAGCGTAGATAATGTTGCAGAAAAACATCTGAAGCCGATTTTCACGGAAATTGAACAGCGCATCATGGAATCACGCCAGCGCTATCAAAAAGTGGCAGAAATGAGGGCAAATGATGGAAAGCAATAATGCGGTCATCATTCAGAACGTTTACTCCAATTCCTGCTTTTCGGATATGCTGCGCTTGTGCATTCAGCGCCATATGGCCTATGCCAATGCTCATAAGATAGATTATTGGGCATTGCAGGGCGGAATGCAGCGCGATATGCTGCCGGAAGCCGGAGCATGGGGCAAGGTCAAGTTGATGAAAATGGCGCTGGAAGATGGCTATGAATATGTTTTCTGGGTCGATGCAGATGCGGCCATTATGGACTTCGGAACAGATCTGCGAGATGCCGTGAAGAATATTCATATCGGAGCATGTGTTCATGGTCCTGCAAAATCCGCTTATCTGAAAAGCCTGAATATTGAACGACATATTAATGTTGGTGTCATGTATCTGCGCAATACGGAAGAAACGCGCTCGTTCATTCAGAAATGGTATGACAGTTATCCAGGCGTTGTACGCTGGGCTGAACAGGGTTCGTTCAATATCTTGATGAAAGAGAACCCTGGGATCGTTACGGAAATTGATGACAAATGGAATGCAACGGTCAATGTCAATATGGTTGAAAAACCGGTTGTTAAGGGCTATCACGGAATTGTTCCTTATATCAACCGTTTCAATCTCATGCGCGCGGACTGCATTGAGGATCATATCATTTACCGGGTATAGCCATGCCGTTCAAAAATAGACGCCAGCGCACTTGGATGCAGATAAACAAGCCGAAACTTTATAAAAAGTGGAAAAGAAAGTACGGCACGAAAATAAGGAAATAATATGGCTCGCACCGGAATGAGTACATTAATCAGCACCATGCGCGGATTGTGTAATCTAGGCACAAATGATTACACGCTTGGTACTTCGGCTTATTGGCATGATGACCACATTCAAACGGTTCTCGACCGCCACAAAATGACGATTGTTGAGGATGAATTACAGGAAGTGGTCAATACTATTTCTGGCGGATCGACTGAGTACAAGATATTTCATTCCCGTTTTGGGAATTATGAAGAAACAACCGGCGGAAGTTCCATTTTTACCATTGAGGATACCACTGGAGCATTGATCGGCACAGCCAATTATAGCGTGGATTATGCCAATGGCATTGTAACCTTTGGATCGGATCAACAGGGATCGGCGCGTTATCTGACCGGATACAGCTACGATATTTACTCGGCCGCATCTGAAATTTACACCATGAAGGCTGGTGCCTATGCCGAATTTGTGAACTTCAAAACTGATAATATGAGCGTGGATCGGGGCAGCGCTATTAAACAATGCCTGAATATGGCAAAGGAATATGCCATGAAAGGACGGGCAACCAATATCAGTTTTGACAGGGACGATTGCACATGATCGGATTGACCAACAAAGAACTGACTTCGATCAGAGCGGATATCAATGACCTGCTGCCCGACACTGGTTATATCATTGCCAGAACGGAAACGCCAGATGGCATGGGCGGGCAGACCGTTTCTACTTCCGTTGTCGCCAATGGAACGGTATCCTGCAGATTGGACGCCAGGATGATTAATATGCTGAAAGGCAATGAATCGGTGGCCGGTGCGGCACTGCAATCATTCCAGCAATTGATCCTTACACTGCCCTATGATACGACCATCACGACCAACAATCAATTTCTGAAAGATGGGCAGCTCTATAACGTCATTTCCATTGACACGGATAAAAGCTGGAAGGCCAGTGTGCGTTGTGTACTGGAGCGACTATGAACATTACCATTTCTGTGAAAACCAATGTTGATGGGCTGGAGCGCATTATCGAAAATTGCGAGATGGTCACTCCGCAGATCGTAGCGCAGGCCGGATTGGAAGTCGAAGGATACGCGAAAACATTTGCGCCGGTCGATACTGGATATCTGCTCAATACGATTGAAAGCCACATGATTTCCGACACGACCGCGCGCATTCAATCCGCTGCCGAATATGACATCTATCAGGAATTGGGAACGTATAAAATGGCAGCCCATCCATTCCTAGCTCCGGCCGCGGAACAGGTGGCCGGAAAATTCATGTCGCCATCAACCTGGGCGCCGCTCCTTTATGGTGGATATATTACCGGTTCTTATATGGGTATCAGTGACTAATGAACGAGATCAATACCGCACTGTACACGACATTATCGGCTGCAACGGCGCTTACCTCATTGCTGGCAGGGACCACTGCCATTTACCACTTGCAGGCGCCGGATAATGCCTCCCTGCCGTATGTCGTTTTCAGTCATGTTGGCGGTGGGGCTGACAATTTCAGCCCAAAAGAAAGGGAGAACGTTCTGGAGTTCGTGCGCGCCTACTCTGGTTCAAGTTCTGCGCAGGCTGGTTCCATTAATGCGCAGATCAGAACAATATTGCACAAAAAGACGCTATCCATCTCTGGATACACGAATTTTTGGTGCCAAAAAGAAGCGCATTTGGAGAACATCGATAATACCACATCCGGCGAAAAGGTCTGGATGCAGGGCGATTATTACCGGGTGCGCATGGAAAAAACATAAGGAGTTTTATCAATGGCTGCATTTTCAGGTTCGGCTTTGGTAATGCAATGGGTGCAGGCGGCTGCGACAACGGTTATCACGGGCGATCACAAAAGTTTCACCTATACCCCGTCCATCAACTTGATTGATGCGACTGCTGGAGCCGATGCGAACAAAAACTACATCCCCGGCGTGAAGGATGGGACATGGACTTTCAATGCCACCCTTCAGGACGGTTCCAGCGCTGGCGGAACGTCAACATTCTCAACACTTGCAGAAGGCAATATTGGAACATTGATCGTGATGCCGGAAGGTACTGCTGCTGGGAAAACGAAAATCACCCTTCCGTCTATTTCTCAGGGTGCTGCCTATTCGATCCCCTATGATAACGTGATCGAAATGACCGTTAACGGCCAGCAAAATGGCGCACGCGTGGACGGAACGAACTAAATAAGGATCGGGAGGTCGAATGGCTGAAAATTATAAAGTTGCGGATGATTTCAAAGCCACTGTGAAATTGTTCAGTGGCAAAGAGATCGTCATTGATTTAATGAAAGTTTCCTATGCCGACTTCAAGCAGATCATCAAGCCAGGCACGGAAGAAGAGATCGAATATGCGATCCTGTCAAAAGCCACCGGAATGAAGGTAGGAGAACTGGCCAACATGGCACAACCGGATTATCGGTTATTGACGGAAACTTTCGTAAAGATCAGCACGCAACCGCTTTCAAACCCTACTTAGGCCAGCGCGTTTACAATGCGCTGGCAAATGACGAGGGACAGCCATTTGAACTGATTGAATGGATGATGGCAGAACGATTTGGCTGGACGCTCGATTATGTGGATAGCCTGCCGATGAGTAGGTTATTTGAATTTCTCCAGATTGAAGATGCCAGGATCAAAGCCATGAAAACAAAAGAACAGCGCAGGGGTAAGAAATAATGGGATCCGTTGGCGATGTGTGGGTAGATATTGGCGGCGATGCTTCCCAGTTAAAGCGTGCGGCTCAGGAAAGCATTGATTATCTGGAACGGCTTAAAAAGGTCGCTTCGGAACAATTAGGGCTTGGAAATGTATCTGATGAATTTGTTAAATTAAATCAAGGCCTTTTACAGGGATTTTCGCAAACAAACCAAACCGTATCATCTACAACAACATCCATCAATAGTCTTGCGCTTTCATTTACCGGATTGAATCAAGCGATGGCTTTGGTTCAAAGGGGCGCAAAGGCACTTGAGCAGGCATGGGAATTTCTTTCGGAGGGCGCTCAGTTATCCAGTATGGAAATGGCGGCTGGAAAATTGGCAAAGGCATACAACACCGATATGGCCAATATTGTGGCAAGCATCAAATATGCCTCGTTCAATACTGTAACGGAATATGATGCCATCAAAGCGGCCAGCTTAGCCATGACGATGGGCGTAAGCACCAGCGCGGAAGAGATCGCTAATCTAATGCAGATTGCCATTGAACGCGGACGCGCCTTTGGCATGACGGCGGAACAATCGTTTGATGTGATCACGCGCGGTATCGGTCGCAGAAGCACAAGGATTTTGGATGATCTCGGCTTTACAGCCAATGCCATTCAAGCCAATAAAGATTACGCGGCTTCGCTCGGTATCTCAACATCCGCACTGACAGACGAAATGAAAGTACGCGCCCTATTCGAGCAGATTATAAAGCAGGGCAACGCTGAACTTGAAAAGCAGGGCGGATTGGAAAAAGATATTTCCACCGTATATGAAAGAGCAACGGCCACACGAAAAGAATTTATTAATAAAGCTAAAACCGACGCTTCTGTGCTTTTTGCTCCATTGTGGGCAACAAACGAAGAAATGGTAAGAATAGATGAGCAATATTCCCAGTCATTAATAAAAAGCGGTGGCCGTTATTTAGATTATTTTCTTTCCCAATGGCGTCAAGCAATTACAGAAAAAAAACAGATGGTGGCCGGAGAAACATATTATACAAAAGATCAATATAATATGTTGGTTCGACTTGAAAAAGAAAGACAAATTGGATTACGGGCAAAAACACCGGCCGGATATGGCGCGCCAGGGTGGAACTGGAGCGTTCAAGCCAATCAAGATTATGCCGAATCCATTTCTTTTCTGAATGAAGAAATGGCGTTGGAAATCGGTCTGTCCACTCAATTGGCGGAAGCGCAGGATAAATATGCCACCGCAATGAGCAAGGCCGGCAACAGCACGGAGAAACAGCGCACGGCCATCAGCGACCTACGCAATACGTATGAATCCTTTGTACTGGAAACCGTGCAATCGCTTGGGGCGGATACATCCGCGACCATGTCGTTGGCCTATGCGTTCGGAGATATAGATAAGACATCGCTGGGATTATTCAGCGTCATGGAACAATTGACCAGCATGGCAGAGGATGGTTCGATTGGATGGGATCAATGGGCAAAATATGTTGAAAAGGCCACTAAAAACGCTGAAAATCTGGCAGGGCTGCAAATAGGGGATAAACACGCCACATTCACGATTGATTTTGTCATCAATTACATCACGCGCGGAACTCCATTATCGGGCTTGACATTTTCCGGTATTCCAACCAATAAAGAATTGGGAATTTCTCTGCAAAACAGGATCACAAAAAAACATGGCGGTTCATTTGTCGGTCTGGCGCATGGCGGGATTGTTCCGCCTGGTTTTTCCAATGATGGGATGCCAATATGGGTTTCCAGCGGGGAACGGGTTGATGTTACACCTGCTGGCAATAAATCGGTTGACAACGAACAGATCGCTTACTTGATTTCAGATTTGAAGCACACAATGGAATTGCTGCCGGTTTATATTCGGGACGCGGTGCAGATGGCATGACGAATTTTGATGGCTGGTCAATGGAAATGCAGTTCACGCCCGGGACCTGGACGGATGTAACAGAGGATGTCATTTTGACACAATCCGACATTGTTAGAGTTGAATACGGTATGCCGGATAATGGGCCAACGGACAGGGTTGCGCGCACTGGCAGCATGACATTTTCTCTCAACAATTCCGATACCAATTCTGCCGGGTTGGCTGGTTTTTACAGTCCGGGTCATGCCAATTGCAGAAGCGGATTTGCAACCGGAATACCAGTGCGAATCCGTTTTGGTTTTGAAAATATCACACGCACGAAATTCTACGGTCGCATTGCAAAAGATGGCATCGTTCCTGATTCTGGCACGATGGGCAATCGCCGAACGAAAATAAATGTTGTGGATTGGTTGAATCAGGCGGCAACGCATAAATTATATCTACCAGCATATACCACCAACAAACGAATTGATGAAATCGTGCCACTCATTGTTGCGGCAATGCCACTCGCGCCATTGTCTACCGATTATGATACTGGCGTTGATATATTTACCAGCGTTTTTGATACTATAGGAGACAAAACAACCGCGCTATCCGAATTTCAGAAATTGGCAGTGAGCGAATGGGGATTTATTTATATCAAACGCGATTCTGATAATGATGAAATTTTGGCGGTGGAAGGGCGCAACGCACGAACATCACAATCAACTGAATTAGACAAATTTCCACTGCCGGCCAACGAATCCGGCTATTTGCTTTGGGAAATGGACACAATAATTCCTGGTTATGGCGGATATCTTTTACAGGAAAATGGCGACAAAATAATTTTGAATGTCGGAACAGAAGCAAGTTATGCGGACAATGCCAGCGACGCTCGTATCAGTTACGGAAAGCACATGGCCAATTATCTTAGCGTAACCAGTTACCCGAGAACATTTGACACTTCCGCCACTGTTTTATATTCCCTCCCTTCCGCAATGGCCATCGGAGCCGGCTCCACCAGAACATTCACGGGATATTTTAGCGATCCAAACAACCTGGCGGTAAGTGTTGCCGGAAAAAACATGGTCGCGCCAATCGCAACAACGGATTACCTTTTCAATTCAGACGCGGCAGGAACCGGAACTAATTTAACGGCCAATCTAACCGTTACTTGCACCTATGGCGCAGAAGCGGGATCTTATTCGATTACAAACAATGGAACGGCAAATGGTTACTTGACCCTGTTGCAGGCGCGCGGATTGGGAATATATACATACAATCCGGTTACTTATATTTCACAAGACACGGCCTCGCAGGCGGTTCACGGTTTGCAGACATTGGAAATCAGTATGGAATATCAGGACGATCCAACCACGGCGGAAACGGTGGGCGCATTTGAAAATTTAAATCTGCGCGACCCAAGACTGGAATTGGATCAATGGACTTTTTGGGCAAACGCTTGCCCCTATAATGTGATGTCATTTTTGGCAATTGAAATTGGAGACCGCGCCCATTTCAAGGAAACGCAGACCGGTTTTGACAGAGATAGGTATATTGATGGTGTGAAATTTGAGGTATACCCAGGCGGTATTGTAAAAGCGACATGGTTGACGCGCTTTGTTTCTTCGATCACCGGCTGGTATCTGGGGATCACCGGAAGTACGGAATTGGGCGCAACAACAATATTAGGATAAAACTATGGCAATTTCTACTAGAACAACAGGATATGCGGTTACCGCAGAAGATTGGAATGAATTAGTCAACGCATTAAACAATAATGCGAAATATGACATCACCCACTTTTTTGCTCCACCAACCGATGTATCATCAGCTGGTATTGAAACGGTGAACAGTGCTATTGGAACACCGGCTCCGGCATGGACGAACGTTTTATTTGACGCCGGAACGGTTGAAACGATGAAATATGTCTTTATTGTTCCAGGTGGATATTCCAGTGCGGCCAAAATCGAATTCGCCTTTTACGGAACGGCCACTAGCGGATCGGTAGTTTTTCAAAGCGCGATTGTCGGGTTGGGCGCGGAACAAGGAACAAACTGTAATTTTGGAACGGCCGTATTGGGAACTTATGCCGTTCCGGGAACTGCCGGAATAAGGAAATTGGGAACTATAACCTATACAGACACGAATGGTGTTTCTGCCGGAGATAAAGCTATGCTGTATTTACAACGCGTTGCCACTGCAACCGCAGACAATGCTGGCGGGGATTGCAAAGTTGATAAGGTGATGTTTTGTTATGAAAATTAATACGATTGTCCTTGACAACTTTTCAAAAACGCCTCAAGATAGTGTTGACTTAAGTATACAACATAGTATACTTAAGAAAATAGGAGGAAGAGATGAAAAAAATATTGTTTTTAATAATTTCATTTTTTATTATAGCTTGCATACCCCTATCGCAAACAATGGAGATTATTTTAATGTCAATTGACTTTAATTCTAGTGGCAGAGCAATATATTTTGGTCAAATTAATTCTGTATTAAATATTAATAATAGAACATTTTCAGCCTTGATAAAATTAACTAGTTCTGTTTCAGATATTTATAATTCTATTTTTTCTTGGATGAATGATAATACTGGCGGTAGGATTTATATAAGGACAACGCCTCGTGTTGCATTTTATTATAAATTTAGTCTTGGTCCAGGAATATGGGAAGCAACAACTACGAATTTATCACAAAATATTTGGTATCACGTATTAATTACTTATAATAATAATTCTACTACGAACGATCCATCAATTTATATAAACGGAATTTCTCAATCTGTATCAGAAATATCAACACCAAATGGATCTTTGCCAACAGAGACAGGAAGTTTAATATTAGGCAATATTTATACAGAAACAGAATCATATACGTATAATTTTGATGGATGGATTCAAGATGTGCGTATCTATAATCGTATTCTTTCAGCAGATGAAATCTCCATCCTATACAACTCACGTGCCTTGAAAGTGGTACAAGAAGGACTGGTATTCTGGGCTCCAATGTGGGGAACGAATGATATGTCATTTGATGGACTTACACTTAATGCGGATCATCAAATTAAAGATTGGATAAGTGGAATAGTTGGAATGCCAATCGGTTCGCCAATCGGGAGGGCTAACACCATTCAAAGCGAACAGTAAAATGCTCTCGCTAAAATAGCCACAGCACAGAAGAATCACCGCGAACTTGCGCTCATTCTGAAAAAGGAATGGGCGCATTTTATTATGAGGACAGACTATGGCAGATTCAAGAATCAGTAATTTATTAGCCGGAACACCGGCCGCATCGGATGTTTTCCCATACACCAATGGAACGACAACATATAGGGTTGCGTTTGGCAATGCAAAATCAGCCATCATGGGGACAACCGATAATTTCGTTATGAATTTCATTATCGGCAATGCTGGAACAACCGCCATATCACAAACCGGATTATATCCATATTGGTCTGTCAATATGCCAGGTTCTATTACCGGATTTCAGATGTTGTCAGGTACGATCAACGGCAATGCCACGATTAATATTTATAAGGGCAATTACGGTACTCCGCCAACCGGAACCGCACAGTCGATCATTGGCTCTACTTTGGCAATGACCGGAACCAGTAAATATCAGGGGACTACTACCAGTTGGGCCACAAAGACATTCAATGCCGGTGATGTATTTGCGGTCAATCTGAATGGCGTTGGGACTATCTCAAATCTTTCGTTGATGATATTCTGCAGAAAGACAGCATAACATGGCAGTTGATGATAGTTTTACCAAATCCCTTTTACACTTCAATGGCGTCGATGGCGGAACTGTTTTCACGGATGAATCCGGGAAAGCGTGGACGCCGGCCAACCAGGCGCAAATAGACACAGCTCAATATAAATTCGGTGGTGCATCCGGTCTGTTTGATGGAACAACCGATTATATCAGCACTCCGAACAGTACAGACTTTGACTTTGGAACAGGTGATTTTACGATTGATTTTTGGGTAAGACGGAATGGGAATCAATCGAATTATGCCGGACTGATTGCTGCATCAAAAAAATCCACGCTTACCGGATGGTGCGTACAATGGAGTTCCTCTTCAGAATCTGTTAACAAAATACTATTTGCTTCAAAAGCCACAGGATCATGGGCAATTAATTTACAAAGTGCTGGAACGATAGCGGATACAACCTGGACGCATGTCGCCGTTGTACGTTATGGAAACAGCATGAAATTATATTTTGGTGGAACACAAACAGGATCAACGTTTGATTGTACCGGACTATCTTTTCCATCATCTGGAGATGGTTGTAAGATAGCAGCCAATTATGTGCCAGACCCGGACGCATACCATAATGGTTGGATAGATGAGGTTCGCATCAGCAAAGGCGTGGCTCGCTGGACGGATAACTTCACTCCGCCAACCTCTGAATATAGTCCCATACAACAAATTTCCCAAGTAATGATTTTCTGAGGTAACCTATGACAGCATTCCCAACCGCAGCACTCAAGAAAGAAATTGACGGGCACGAGATCCGCATCCAAACATTGGAAAAGAAGGACGTCAGCCACGATGAACAGTTGAAGCAACTGACTGCCGGATTGCTGTCTGTCAACAAGAAGGCCGATGATCTAGAAGAACGCCATGAAGCACTGGAGAGAGTGGTCATAGAAAGCGGTGCGACCATGAAGCTGGTGCGCTGGCTTCTGGTCATATTTGGCGGGTCTGTTGTTGCGCTCATCTGGTCGCTGATAACCGGTCAGGCCTCGGTCGTGTTCCATTGACATGCTATAATAGTCATCGTTATCGGCTCGCTTAGTGGAGCTAAGGGAAAGGTAGAGCTGATGACGAAAAAGAGAACTGTTATAGCCGTACCCACCGACACTCATTGCGGGTCAAAGTGCGGGCTTATTTCACTATCGAATCCCTATTCGATGTCGGATGGGGGAACGTACACTCCAAAATTCGGACAGAAGTTACTCTGGAAACAGTGGGAAGAATGCTGGCAGCACATCGCAGAGCTGCGCAAACACTCCCGCCTGATCGTGGTACATTGCGGAGATGCCACCGAAGGCCTGCACCATGACCTATCCGAATTAATTACCTTACAGCCGGACGATCATAAACAGATACACATTGACGCGATGGATTATGCGCTCCAGAAAGCGAAATATTCCAGCGGTAATGGAGATCTGCTCTATTACATCTCAGGCACTCCGGCGCACTGCGGGAAGGGCAATACCTACACCAACGACGTGGCAAAGGATTTTGGAGCCATGCCGCGCTTCGAGAACTGCTATCACTGGGGCTATCTTCCGCTCAAGGTCAATGGTAAGCTGATTCTATTTGCGCATGAGGGCGTAGCCAGAGGACGTATGGCGTGGACTTCAGAGAATGCCCTGCGCGGATATGTGAAAAGTGTCATGTTTGATGCCATCGGATACGGAAGGGAAGTCCCGCGTTTCATCGTACATGCTCACCGGCATAAGCACGTGCGATCCGGTATCGTCAGCCTGTACGGCCACGAATGCGAGGGGATCATCCTGCCGGCGTTTCAGAGCAAAACCGATCTGGTGTACAAAAAATATCCGCTGGAACTGTCCGATGTGGGCATGGTCTATATCATCGTTGAAGAGGACGGCTCGATCAGCTTTGGAAGTGATATGACGCATATCGAGCAGGACCCGATCCAGGAGGTGTGAAATGGTGATCACATCCGAAGAACACAATGAACTGCTGGAAGAATTAACCGCCGAGTGCAGTCTGGGCGAACTAGAACCTGGCGAAGTTACCTCACGAATGTTCGCGGAATCTTCCGGTCTATCGCTGAATCGTGCCGGTGGCATTCTGAAAGAGAAGACCGATAAGGGAGAACTCGTGTTCCGCTGGGTCAGGGATCCCGATGGGAGCAACAAAAGGGTGAAGGCATATCGAAAGGCAAATAAATGAATATCAAATGCAATTACTATGAAAATGATAAGGTGAATGTCCGATTCACATTTGAAGTGTTTCCCGGCACAATATACAAGCCAAAACACTTCAAGAGCCACTCTTATCAGTATTCATACGATGATACGCTGTCGTGGGCCAACAAATCGCTGAACCTGTGGAACAAGACCGGAATTTTCCTCACCGCGTATGTGAAATCGTTATGGGCTGGCATGCCGGACAAACAGCGCAATACGATTTTCCCGAAAGTTCAATTGATGTGGACGGAGGTCAACGGAACAACGGATGATTCCATTCCAGCGTGGATTGATCTTGCCGCCGGGTACATGCCACTCATCAAACAATATAAATATAAAAACGGTGTTGGCTATTGCTGGTTCTACCTGGAAACGGAAGCGGATATCGGGACATATTTTGATTTTGTTGAAGAAGAAACCGATCCTACCAAGCCGATAACAGGATCATCCACATCGGAAGCATTGCCGATCGTTCATCTGTGTCCTCACTGTGGCGGGAAGGTCAGCATGCTATAATTTGTAATGTCGACAGGTTCGCTTGATGGCTGTTGGAGAGGGAGTCGCCTAGCGTCTTCCGAATCCAACAACAGTACCTTACCATACCATGACTATTGACCAAAATTCGATTCTGATTTTATTGAATCGTTGTACAAAGGCCACTCGAAAGGGTGGCTTTTGTGTTTATAGATACGTACTACTCCCCCCTACGATTTCGGGTCATTAAAACACACCACCCCATTGCTGGGGTGGGAGTTATGTTTGATTGTGCATGCTTTTGCATACGCAACGAACCTGTCGAATAAATACTATCAAACATTATTTATTTTGTCAATCATTAAATTGATGGAGATGGTGACTTGAGGTAGGGATTGCCGGTCAAGTTGAGATGGGTGAACTCGCTACAGGGTACTCCCCACCCTTAGTCCTATGTTCGGGTGTGGAAATAGAAGAAGCAGAAGAATTTGATGATTATTTTTCTTGTCTTTCCTCCAGATATTTAATGGCTGCATTCCTGAATACTTCATCCTCAATGAAACCTAGACCTGTATTACATCTATGACATAAGATACCACGTATATTTTCACTGCCGTGCTTGTGATCTAGGCAATCCCTCTTCTCATCAAAACTAACCCCACATATTGCACATTTATTTCCTTGTTGGTTCCTAAGATAATCATATAAATGTGCAATATG